ATCACAGAAGATATACCGTTTTGAGTAAGGACATACAGATAGGTGGAAGCCACTACAAAGACCTTGAGTTACAGCCCATTGATTACATCTTAGGCAACCAACTTGGCTTTTGTGAGGGGAATGTGGTTAAATACGTTTCTAGGTGGCAGTCAAAAGGAGGAATAGATGACCTTCGGAAGGCTAAACACTACATTGATTTCTTGATAGATCATGAAACAAGAATATAACTATATGGTATCTTGTCCATGATTTAAAGTCATTACCTAAACGTATGGGAGGTAAGTATAATCTCGCTTCAAACTAATGAGGTTAACATGACTACTTACTTTCTACTTCTTTGTGTAGCAGGGTTAATTGCTATTGCACAAGAAGATTTAACAAACTAAGAACGTCCTTCGGGGCGTTTTTTTTGTGAGGTTATATGAAACATTTAGTCATTCCAGATACTCAAGTTAAACCTAATTCACCTACTGACCACCTGAGATGGGCAGGACTCTATGCGGCAGAGAAAAAGCCAGATGTTATTGTCCATATTGGCGATCATTTTGATATGCCTAGCCTATCATCATGGGATGTTGGAAAAAAGTCGTTTGAAGGCCGTAGGTACAAAGATGATATTGAGGCAGGAATCTCCGCAATGGAGGTGTTCATGCAACCCATATGGGACGAACAGAATCGCCTGATTTCAAATAAAAAGAAACGCTATACCCCGCGAATGATTTATACACTGGGAAACCATGAGAATAGGATAGAAAGAGCTATTGAAAGTGATCCCAAACTAGAAGGATTGATTGGGTATAAGGATTTAAAATTAGAGTCGTTTGGTTTTGAGGTTTACGACTATCTTGAAGTGGTCGTTGTGGACCAAATAGCCTACTCGCATTTCTTTACATCTGGCGTCATGGGTCGGCCTGTATCCAGTGCTAGGAATATGCTCAGTAAGAAAATGATGTCCTGTATTATGGGTCATGTTCAAGATAGAGACATTGCCTATGGCAGGAGGGCAGACGGTACAAATATTTTAGGCTTGTTCTCAGGGATTTACTACCAACATGATGAGGATTACTTAACCCCGCAAACTAACTCGTCATGGCGTGGAATATGGATGCTCAATGAGGTTGCCAACGGTGGTTGCGATGAATTGCCAGTTTCTATGAATTACCTACGGAAGAAATACCAAGGGAAATAAGTAGTTTGATATTCTCTTTGATATCTCTCTTTGATGTACTCCTTGATGTTCTCCTTGATATTCTCCTTGATGTACTCCTTGATATAAACATAATCCCTGATTAAAAAGCCCCCATGATGGAGGCTTGGCAGGGTTATTCAAGCGATACCAGATCCTCGAATATGGTAAGGTTTGCTTTTGTAAGATGATTTTCCTTCGGATATATAACAGTCTTTAACGTCCGCATCACAAAGACCAGTGGCAAATTGATTTATGATGCAAACTACGACGTATTGATTTGGTATAGGCCAATATTTTACTTCATATATGTTATTTACCCATTTAACTAATTTACCCTCGTCCACGGCTTTTTTCACTTGTTCTATTGTTTCCATTACAGCCTCCATTTAGCAATAGATACCTTCTCACCATATCTATTAGTTACTGTAAGCCGTTCCGTTTTAATGTTGTGGCCTTCTTGTTTAAGCTCACAAATACGCGCAGGGCATTCCAATATACCTAGCTCCTTCCATGAGTTAAGGCGCGTTAAGGTGCGCCCATCCTGTAAGTGTTCGAGTATGCGTTGCTTCTGAGTTGTTTTAAGCTTCATTACAGTACCCCCTTTTCTTGCAGTAATTTAATATCTTGTTCTCTCTCCCATTCCATTTCTGACTTTGCATCAGCAATGTATTGATATGACGCACATACGCGAATGGAATTATATTTGCCATTAGAGAGTAAACAGATATCGTAAGGCTCCACATCTATTACTTTAAGCCATTGCGAGTCAGGACCATAAAAATTCTTGCGTAGCTTAACGTAATCGCCAATAAATAAAATCAACTGTTTTTTTGTAGTCATTACAGAGCCCCCAATATGTGGATTTGGTAGCCTATGCCCACAATTAAAGCCACGGCAACACCTAGAACAAATGATGTTACATTGTCCATCTGTCGATCTTTGTCTTGCTCTTTCTCCCATGTTTTAAGGGCCAGATAACGTGCCGCTCTAGCTTGTGCGCGTAATGATAAGATATCTTCTTTAATCTTGTTCATGCTGTTTCCTCCTTTATTTTGTTGTTTAACATTGCCTCATTATATCCAATGACAAAACCGAACATCTCATCCTTACTGTTGAATCTTTTAAGGTCGTAACTGTATTTGTCACCTAGTGTTATAGAATGAGCATGGAACTGAATACCTTCCGCGTGTGCTTTGGCTCTAGTTGCTATGTGATCAAAACCAAAAGCTTTAACATTCTTTTCGAATAGCTGACACTGAAAAGCATAGTAATACTTCTCAGCTCTACGCATAGGGAAACGAATTAAACGGCTGGCTATTTGATAATCTTTTTCACGTTGTTCTATAAAGTCTTGCATTTTGTATATCCTCATTGTTGTTTATGGGTCTCACTACGCCCGAAGGCGTTTCGACTAATCCCCATTAGTCATCATCAGGTGAGTTATACATATGCTTCAACATCCAAGAACTCAACTGGCTCTAGCCCGTTGCATGGATAATCAGTGGTAATGATGCAATCAAATTCTGGGTATTGTTCTACTAACTCGCGAGTCGATTCAATCCAAACAATGTCCCAGCCACCTTCACCAGTTTCAGGGTTCTTTGTGTAACATTCCCAGCATTGTATGGGCTCTATTGAGAATACTTGATGATCTGCCATAAATTGACCAATAACCGATCCACAAACTCTTTCGCCTTTACGTTCTCGACCCTCACCAGTGTGATAAGAAACAAAGTAATCCTTAGTTGAAGTAATGTGCATATCTATCTACCTATATATCAATGAATGTGTAACTAATTTACTTTATACATTGCCATGTGTCAACACTGTAGACTAAATTAATTCTAATTAACTTATATATAAGGCGAAGAACAGCTATTTAATGCTATAATTGGTTAAATATTGACCAGATTGGTTAAAAAATGATCAATTGAATCAAGGGCGTAGAAATAAAGAACAGGAGACTATAAGACATGGCAAGACCTAAAGGAGCGCTTGGAAAGAACAAGACCTTTTTACTTAACAGACTCAAAGCAATGTACGGTAAGGACTTCGACCCAGTGATGAAGATGGCACAACAAGCCGTAACACTGGATGAGCTAGCCCAGAATGATCCATCAGTTACCAACCAGAAGGAGTCAATCGTCGCATGGGGAAAGATAGCGGAGTTTGTAACGCCTAAATTAAAAGCTACAGAAGTCAGCACCCCAGATGAAGGACTCGTTATCTCAGTCAATCGAAAACGATACGATGGCGGCACCAATGACAATGCACAATGAGACAGGTACCCCCCCTCCGAAGGCGCGCGCTGTGTGTGTATATATATCCCCCGCAAAAAAAAATTAGATGACTATAATAAAGCTTAGACCTGATGCAGAAGACCTCATAGAAGCTCATATAAAGCGTTCTAAGGACTTTCTTTTAATAAGCATAGGCGATGTAGGGGTAGAGGTAGGAAGTACGCTTACAAGTGAACAGGAGCTGTTTTATTTAGAATTAGCAAAGTCATTAATAATAAAGGATTGGTTAGCTGATGATTGATTTAAATACGGATGAGCCTATTACGGATTCTGATTACGAGTTGATAGAGGCATTTTGTACAGCGTTAATAGATAAAGATCACTATGCGATGAAGGAAGTTTTATATATACTGCATGAAAAGATGTCTGGTGAGTGTGTTTGTTTAGAAGAAGAGTGTATATGCGGGAGATGGTAAATGGGCAAGAAAGGTCCAAATGTAGTTCATAGGTTAGAGAAAGAAACAAGAGATAGACACTTTCCTGAATACAATGGTGGTAAGGGTAGTCACCCTAGAAAGTCTACACCAGTCACAAGAGATAGATTCAAACTTAATTACGACAGTATCAATTGGGAGTATACTGGTAAGAGTTTTATTAAGTCTTCTAATTAGGAATAGTTATGCGGATTGAATATAACTTGATGCCACAGGGTCAAGTCCTCCAAGATTTTAATGATTGTCGTGCAAGAAACTCCTTTATTATGGGTCCGTTGGGATCAGGTAAGACAGTTCAATGCATTTTAAAACTGTTTGACTTGATGTGCGAACAGGAACCTGTCAAAGATAAGAAGCATAAAAACTACAATGTTCGTTTATCAAGGGTTATTGCGGCTCGTAACACCTATTCTGAACTGTTCTCTACTACGATTAAAGATTGGTTGGAGATACATGGGGAGTTAGGTGACTTCAAACAAGGTAATAAGGAGCCTCCTACTCACTTTATACGCTTTAAACTAGACGATGGAACCTCTGTCCACTGTGATGTTGTGTTTATTGCGTTCGACCGTCCTGAACACGTTAAGAAAGCTAGGGGTATACAAACTACATGGGTGTGGTTAAACGAAACTAAGGAACACGCCAAGGCTGTTTTGGATATGTTAGACCTAAGACATGGTAGATATCCTTCTAACAAGGAGGGTGCTCGTCCTACCCATCATGGAATCATAGGAGATAGTAACGCTCCTGATGAAGATCATTGGTATTTTAAACTAGCAGAGATAGAACGACCTGATAACTGGTCATTTTTTAGGCAGGCTGGTGGAGTTTTAAAAGATGGTGAGAATTGGATTATTAATGAAAAGGCTGAAAACCTTGATAACCTTCCTAAAGGGTATTATGAAAGAGGATTACAAGGGAAGACAGATGATTGGATTAAGGTAAATCTAGCTAATGAATACGGATTTGTCTCTAATGGTAAGCCTGTACACCCTATGTATACGGATTCAGTCCACTGTCAGCACTTAGAATTCAAACCTGATAAGGCTACTCCTATTGTTTTAGGCTTTGACTTTGGGCGTACACCAGCTTGTGCGTTTATTCAAAGAACAGGCATAGGCCGATGGGTCTGTTTCGATGAGGTTGTGTTAACAGATTCTGGTGCTGTTGACTTTGCTCCTAGTTTAAAAAGATATATTGAAGAAGTTTACCCTGATCACACGTTTAAAGGCTGGGGTGATCCCTCTGGTAACAATAAAAACCAATCTAATTCTGACACACCCTTTCAAATAATGAGAGCCGCAGGGATTCCGTGTCAACCTACAGCTTCTAATGACCCTATGAAACGTAGAGCCGCACTAGAAGTACCTATGAAAGAGATGTGTATGGATGGTAAACCTAGATTTATTGTTCTACCTAAAGCTTCTATGATTAGAAAAGGTCTGCAAGGTGGCTTTTGTTACCGTCGAGTACAGACTACAGGGGAGCGATACACTGATGAACCTGATAAGAATGAATACTCACACCCTGTTGAGGCTCTTGAATACGCTTTACAAGGTGAGGGTGAGGGTCGTGCGGCACTAAGACGGACAGATACATTCTCTAAACCTCACAAAGCAAAAGTACAGGTCAATGTCTTCTAAACTACCATCTAAAGTTTATGTGGTTTTCGAGGATGATAGTGATAGATGGTGGTCTTTTTTGTTAAAAAAGGGCTGTCGACACTGCTTTTTAATCAAACCTGTACCAAATTCTTACATTATTTACGGAAAATCGTTCAAAAGTTTTGATTTATTTACTGTTTCCGACCAAAAGAGTATAATCGACGGTATCTATACAATGAAGGATTACACTCCAAAAGAATGTAAAAGATCACTGTTTATGTTGAATACTTGTGTTGGACATATCAAACAGATATTAGGTATTAATAATCCTTTCATTCTAACGCCCTACCAACTATTAAAATATTTGAGGAAGCATAATGAAACGACCTAAGATTCCAGAGCCTACTGCTCAAGAACTAGCTGTAGTTGAACGCCAAAGCAGGCAACTTGACGAAGAAATGGAAGAAAATGAAAAAAGACTTAAGGCTATAGCGCGCGGCAAACTAGGTTCAAAATCATTGTTAGCTAAAGCTGGGTCTGCTAAAAGTGCAACACGCGGTGCTTCTGCAATGAGTGGTATGGGATACTCTGGTGGTGGTATGGCTGGTAGTAGTGGAGCAAGAAGTGGCAACAGCATGATAGGCTCATTAACAAAACTGCGTTAAGCTACTACAATTTTAAGGATTTCAAATGAAACTTCCAAAAGAGTTAGGTTCGCTTCAAGATTTAAAAACAAGAGAATCCCAAGCGTTTAACAGAATGAGATCATGGCATGAACTGTTAGATGATTGCTATGAATACTTCCTTCCAAACAGAAACTTGTTTGATACGGTTGTATCAGGCCAGAAAAAAATGGATCGAATCTTTGACTCTACTGCTATTGAAGCTATCCAACAAGGAGCTAGTAAACTACAAGAGAACATTGCGCCTATATGGAGTAACTGGGCTACCTTTGCCCCTTCTGTTAGTGTTATGCAACAGCTAGATTCTGGTCAATACGATGTTACAGAAGAAGATATTAGACAAAACCTAGAGACACAAGCAGAAATTGTTTTTGATTACATTAATCGCTCTAACTTTGCTACGCAATTCTACGAACACGCTCTTGATCTACTTGTAGGTACAGGAACATTACGTATAGATGAGACTGACGAAGACAATATGCCTTTGGTGTTTAACGCTATTCCGCAAAAAGGGATTGCATTTGAGGAAGGTCCATACGGTTCTATTGAAACACACTGGCGTAGAATGAATGTTAAGGCTCGTAACCTTAAAAGACAGTGGAGAGGGTTCAAACCTTCTGAAGCTGTTATTAATCTAATACAAAATC